CTCATCAATTCCTTCCGCAAGCTGACCCCCCCTATCGAGAGTCCGGCTAGGACTTCAGAGCTAACGAACGATAAGTGCTGACGGCCTTGGCCGTAGATAAGCAAATCACCTTTCCCTGAGAGAGGCGTTTGAATTTTGAAGATATGAGCGTTATCGTTGACCGAATCTTCCCAACCCTCTCGAGGCCTGCGGAAGTGACGGTCGTTAATCCGATTTGCAACATCTTTAAAATGCTTGAAAATACTCATTCTCTCAACCTTTCAATAAGCCCTGTGAAGATTGTCTTGGCCGTAACCAAGCCATAGCCATATTTAGCCCAGCTCATGATAGCCTTGGTGCCGCTTGACGTCCGGCCTTTGAAGTCAAGATGAGTTTGATCCCACAGCTTATTGAAAGACTTTTCAGTCTCAGTCATGGTCGATAGCTTTTCATGACCTTGTTGACCAGGTGATCGGAGGAAGCCAAGGCTCTATCAATAAAGAGGTAATGGCGGCCGTGGATGCGAGCATACCACTCAACCAGGTTGCCGGTCAGGGGCTCACAGACATGGAACAGATTGACGCCAAGGTGAGTGTGCCAACGTTCAGGGGGAAGCACGTTGAGTGCATACTCAAACTTTTCTTCGCTGACGACCACAGCTGCTGTGATGAGCGACTCCTCATACTCGTCGTTAATCTTGTCGAGCTCGTCGTCATCGACCACCCGATATTTGATGCCGGTCGAAGCTTCATATTCCTCGAGTGTCATGCCGCGTGAATAGCCGACGATCCCATCGTTATTCAAGATAGAGACGACAGAGCCTGTGAAAGGCCGGTCGGGGTAAAGAAGGTATTTCATGGTGTGCTCCTCAAATCGACGCCGCGTCATTGCGTATCGATGCCTTAACTTACAACATCGAAAACAAGCTATCAACCATTCAATTCTACACGAACCTAGAGGCGTCTTAGATGCGTGTGTCAATCAATGCGCGATGACGACACGCAACGAACGCGCGAAACGTTCTAAGCGCGCTCTAGGTTGCCAGATTGTCATTGGTTTTGTTTTACGTTCAACGTCAATCGCGCAACGTTCAACTGCGATCCCGAAGGAGGGGATCGATGGACCATTGCAATAAGCCTTGCATGATGACCGGGCTGACTTTGCCCTTGGTTGCCAGCTGTGAAGCTGCTCGATCACCCCAACGCTGCTTATACTTGACCCACCTATTGATCTGATGAGTGTCGCGGGCATGGCGGCGATTGTTGAAGTAGCGACAGTACCAATGAAACCAGCCGAGCGGGTCCTCACCGAATATCCAGCCGCGATCATCCCACTCCTCAAAGGACAAGCCAGCTTTGACGCCGTAATGATTAAGCCGAGGATCGAAAACAAGCCCATTTCGTTTTGCAAGGAACAGCGTCATAGAGTCGAGCTTGCGAAAGTCGGTTTGTTCAGCATGAGCAAAATAATTGCCACCGAAGATGCCAAGGCCTAACATCGTGCTGGGGGTGAAAGCCGGCTTGAATACCGGGTGACCGAGGTCGGGGAGCTCAAGATCCAACATTTGCAGCTTTCCCGTTGTCGCGGATGTCAGCCACGATGAGGCTATAGATGGCGGGGTGAAGATCGATGATTTGAGCATGGTAGTCGTTCAGGAGCTGATGAAGACGCTCGCCAAGGGTAAAAAAAGGATTGGTCGATTCGAAGTCGGTCACGAAGCGGTGGCCGTCATTTGTTAAGAAGTGAAGAGCGCGCTGGATACACAAGTGCTTGGTGATGATAAGCTGAAGAGCACCGGAGGAAAAGCTCATTTGCTTGACAACATCGGGGTCGGGGCCGAAATAGCGAGGGGTATCGCGCACAGGTAGGCGGTAAACAATCGTCATGGGTGGGGGCTTTCATTCATCAAGTCGCGTGATTGCGAATTGACAAGGCATATCATATGATCGGGGGTTGTGAGTGTCAACAACTACAATCTGCTTAGAATACGCCCAACGCTTCGAGAACCTTTCGCCATTCGGGATGAAAAGCCTTGAGCACGTTCAGGTTGAGATTGACGAGCAAAGGCTCAGAAGCTCGGTGAGGATAGATGCGTCCCATGACCACTCCCGGCTTTGCGTAAATGAGGGTATAATCCCAGTAACCGCGGGGGTTGATCGACTCTTTGACTGTCAGTCCGGCGTCGGTCAGGAGTTGTTCGGCCGCGATCTTGCTGGGGACACTGCGGATAACCAGTTCAAGCTCTGTGTGTCCCTGTAACCATTGGGGAAGCTCCTTGTCATAGATCACCCTCATCCATTCCTCGTGGTAGCTGAAGCTTTCCATGAACTTCAAGATACCCCCGGCTTTTTGGATTTGATTGACCCAAGAAACAGCCTCACTCAAGAACATAGCTTCCTGATCTTCTGACTCGATAGCACCCCTTGCCACCGAATTAACCTCATCAACAAGAGAAGCGCGGCGAAGAGAAGGGGGGTGCCAATCAGTCAATCGGGAGACTGGAACGCTAAGTCCCAAAAGCCCATAATTAGATATCGCCATACCCGCAGCGATACGGTGAACTTTTCGAATGTCATCTACGGGCTTCATGCGAAGTTCTCCTGGATAAAGTCACGACCCAAATCGGTGGTGAGGTTTTCATTTTTGTTGATGAGCTGCATACGAACGGCAAAGTCAAGGGTCTCAGCGTACTCACCATGCTCATCGTCATGCTCACGAAGAAAGCCGCCATCAATGACCAACCCGCTGTCGCCATCAGGTTTGCCGATCATGCTCAAGATACGAGCAATCTCATCGGGGCTGTCGGGAGCGGCGTAAGCAATAAGATCAAGTCGACTAAAATTTGACAGTTGGCTGTTAACCCAGTCAGTCATGTCTGCTTCTGCAAGCTCCTCGATGACCATGCCCGATATTTTGCGGCGATCTTCATCGGTAAAGGGATCAACCTCCCAGATGAGGGGAGTGAGCTGAGGGATCGGCACATTGCTGATGCTGCGAACAAACTCAAGATCAAACCGGATACCTTGAACAAGGATAACCCAGTTGTTACAGCCGCTACCCGAAAAGTCATGATCATGATAAACATCAGTGGGCTTACCCGGCCTCATGACATAGACGGTGTTGCAGTCAGTCGGTGAGATAGCAATCTCGAAAGAGTCGTCGGATGCGATAGCCATATCAATCTCCCATCGCTTTATTGCGATGATTTATGATAAATGATAGTCATGCGGCTATCAACCGCTCAACTCTTATGATTGACCTGATGAGTAAAACCCCTCAGCCCAAGCTAAACTCAATCGGTCTCGCAGTCGAGTGGCTCGGGCCCTAACCTCGGTCTTCATAATGATTTGTCTTTCGCCCCCGCGCGGAGCAGAGTAGAGAACAACAAACCGCTCAGAACAACCGACCAGGTCGCCGGACATAACCCTGTATGGATCAAACATCTTTATGGTTTTTTGGATAGCCGCCGCGTGGGCTTCTTCGTAGCTGACTTTACCCATGGTGAGGGTCTTAGCTCGAGGCATTTTCAATCTCCCCGTCAATATCTTCGGAAGACCAATTGGAGACGAAAAAGTGAGAGTGGCCACTGAAACTGAGCCGAGTTTCTTTTTTCATGAAGAAACCGTTGTCATCCTTGATCAGCCATTCAAACCTGGCCTGTGTGGGCTTGAAGCTGCTAAAGAAAGTAGAAACCATCAGGACCCGGCTACCGAGCTTAGGATGACGGGCTTGGTATGAATACCGGAAAACCTCATAATCATCATAGTCAAGACGGTATAACAATTCCCAGCCATCCACAGGCTCGATGCCGAAATAAGGCTCGAACTTCACGAGAAAGGAACAAGGCGCATGAAGCGACGGCGCCGGCCCGTGCGATCAACGAAGTAAGAGTGAACAAGGGTAACGCAGTCGTTGCTGTCAAGTTCATATCGAAACTGAAGCTCGCCGAAACCACGATCAGCGTCATCGGCAATTTTTTGAAGGCTGTGACGAAGACCGTTGAACGATGAAGCCTCAATCGAAGAAGGAACACGAACAAGGTGACTACGCTCGATAACCCATCGAGAGCGGGTGTTGGTGGTGATGCTACACATTGGTAAACTCCAGAAATCGCGTGATTGCGACGATTAAGTAATAATGAAAGAACATCAAGCTATCAACTGACTCAACACTCGACAAAGACTTTCAAGATACCCGCGGTGTTGATGTGAAAAGTCAGCTCGGTAATTCCTATGACAAGCCGCAGATTTTTTTGATGGCGGGTAGCTCCTGCGGCGAAAACGCCCAGCCATATGCGGGTTTGACTCGTCCCGACGCTCGAAGCAATGCACGAGCAAGCGGCGCGGGGACATCAGAAGCGCTGCACAGCTCGTTGACGGTTACATAGCCGGGAGGACGCTGAGCTTTCGCTATGCGCTCGGGCTCGGGAGCTTTCAATCGCTTGAGAGGAACGGGCTCATCACCCGAAGGATCGGGCAATTCAATTTGCCGGGGTTCCCACCCTCCATTCTTGAACCTGTGGATCATTCGAAGTTTCGACGAGCAGAGAGACTTATTCGAAACAGGGGCTTTCATAATCTCGACCCAGTCGTGACTACGAAGACGAATGTCATCCTCTTCAAGAAGAAGGGTTTTGTCATCTTCGAAAACATGAGGCTTATGATCAAGAAAGGCGTTCAGCCAATCACGGGCTTCATTAGCTGTTTCAAAGATGGGAACAAGGTGGCGAGGATGGTCATCGACAGAGCGACGGCCGAAAGCGTGAATTGAACAGCTCATGTTAGCTGACCCTCACGATCTTGCCATCAACAGCTTCGCAAGCGGCATACCAACGATGAGGCTCGGGTGAATGAGGCCCGCTGACAGTAAGGCGACCCGTGTAGGTTGAGGTGTCGCCGCCGAAAAGTCCTGGCTGATAGAAGGTGACAGCTTTTCCTGAAGCAACAGCTTCTTTCAAAGCTTTTTTGGTTTTGAAGTTGGTATCGGTATACATCGATAAGCTCCTATTGCGTGATTGCAATAAAGGTATAATACAATCGTGGTTATAAGGAGTCAACTACTTCATTCTCGCAATGAAGAGACTCGGGATTCCAATGACGGTTTTTTCCGCACTCCCCGTCAAGAAGGTACTGAAGTAGCAAGCCCGTTAGCAGGAAGGCGATTAGCCAAAGAAAAAACCAGCCCTCGTTCCTCATCGCACCGACTCCCGAAGCTTAACCTGGTCGCCTGCTGCTCGACCCGCGCTCGTCCCGTTTCCTGTCGGGAGTGTTCGGGCTCTCGGTCCCCGTCGCTTGGCGGCTTTACTTTGCTCGGACTTCATCATCTTGTCGATAGCCTTATCTTCAGCGGCTCGCTGCTCGGGCGTAAGAGCTGCTCGACGATCACGCTCACGGGCTTCATAAGCTTCCTGACGCATCTTTGAAGCCAGCTGTTCTTCTTCGCTGGGCTTCCAATAGTCATCGTTTTCTTGGGCGAGCTGATCGAAGTAGCCTTGAACCACCAAGGCGTTGCTTCCCGTGGCGGACTGTGCAGCTTGATCATTTCGCTTCATGTTACGCATAAGCTCCTGAGCCCGAAGGTAAACTCGGTGGGCACAAGCAGCCTTGAAAGTCTTACGGTATTCAGCTCGAGCTCGCTGGGTCAATCCCTTCGGCAGGCTTTGCTTGTAAAGCAACTCAACTTGCCTCATGAGCCAAAAGGTGGTTTGCTCAGCCAGGTTGATGTTTTCTTCACGGCCGATAAAGAAAACGCCGTTCTTGCCTTGGTTGTAAGTATAAATCTCACAACCGTAAAGAAGTGCGGCGGCTTGAGCGGAAAGAAGCTGGTGAATCTTAAACTCTTGTTCAACAGCTTTTCTCATCGCTTTACGCTGGGCGGTGGTTGCGCCTGCGGGGGCTACGCTTTCGAGGCTGATGCCAATACGAGCAGCAATACCCGCAGCCATAGCCATTGCGCTTTCTTGTTCGTCTTCAGTACAGCCGTTTTCGACCGTCATGTTGAGCAGCTTTGAAAGCTTCAGCTTTTGCTTGGCAATCTCTTCAGGCGTCATCGTTCAGTCCCTCCTCGATAGCCGCGATCATGCCGTCATAATCGCGGGCTTTGAATTTCTTGCCGGTGAACTCTTCAGCAACTTCGCGACAGCGCTTCGGTGTGTAGCTGCTGTTGAGTCGCATACCGAGCTTGATTGCTTTGAGCCCCTGCTTTGCAGCGATGGCAGCAAGTCGTTGGCGGTCGGGGTTGATAATGGTAAACTCGGTCATTCGTCATCTCCCGTTGCGTGATTGCAACGAACATAGGATGACACAACGGACGACAGCTATCAACTACTATCGTCCGTTGTATTCTTACTTTTTGCCCAGCTTAAAGATCTTTCTTTCGGGCTGAAAAACCTTTCCTTTCTTGACGAGTTGGCTACAAGTAGGGCCTGCGCCCGTTCTTGCATAGCCGCGAGATTCCAAGTGATCCTTTATCTGGGTTTTTGTTTTGGGACCACTCACCAAGTAGCTCATAACGGTTTGTTCCATCGAGCTAAAGGCCTTGTCGGAAAGCTCAAGGATGCTCAAGCGTCGAGGCTCCCTAAAGGCCAACAGTATCGAAGCCTGCAGCAAAGGCAACTCCTCAGCGCTCAGCTCGACAGATGCAAGTATTTTCCCCATTTACTTCACCCCCGTCAAAATCACTCGCAGCTCGGAAGCAGCGGCGATGGGAAAAGACCAGCGCTCACCCGCGATAGTCTTCGGGTAGGTGGGCTTTCCTTCATACCGACGCATTTTTGCCCGAGCAACCTTGGGATCGATATTGAGCTCACGAGCAAGTTCAGCAACGGTGATAACATTGCCATCCTTTTCCTTCACCGGCTTCGCAGCTCGGGCTTCACGCTTGGCCTTTACATGGTTCTCCTGACGCTTTGCTTTCTCGGGGTGTTTCTTGGCGTCAACCTTACCCACGGGAGTAACAGGCTTGCTTTCGGCCTTTTTCTTGGCGCGTTCAGCATCACGTTGGTCTTTCACGCGCTGTCGGCAATGTCGGGCGTAGGGCTCGGTGTCAAGTCCTCGAGCCAGCGTTGCTCGACCTTTCTCCCTAACTTCGGGCTTCGGCGGGTTCGCAGTGGCTTTCATGAAGTCGCTGTCCCCGAGCTTGGGAGGATGGTTTTTCGCCACCTCAGGATCGGTGCTCACCGGGTCGGCTTCGACATTGGCGCCTTCAAGAACGTCAGTGAAGCCGGCTTCCTCGAGAGTGCTGATCGCACCGAGCAACTTATCGGTCGAAGCTTTCCATGATTTCAATTCGGTTTTGCCGGCGTTAACCCTCAGCCGGTTGAGTTTCGAGAGCAGTGCTGTCATAGGGTAAGTCCTTATTTATCGAGTCGTCATTGATTCGATGGGCCTATGATATGATGATGGCACTACAGCGTCAATCGCCTTTATTCTTGGTTATCATTATTTATTCTTCTTCATCGTCTTTATCATTAACTCTCAGCATCCACGTTACCGTCTTGTCCTTCTTGGTTTTCTTCTTCACTTCCATCCGGGAGGCCGCTCGCTCAACCATCTTCCTTGGGATCGATCTTTTCTCGGCCATCCTATATAGCTTTTCACAATCCATCGCCACGTTTTTAATCGTAGCCTCGAGAAACTCCATAGCTTCTTGGATACCGGTTCCCTCAGTTTTCTTGCTACGGGCTTCTGTGGAGGCATCGACAATCTCTTGGGCGATCAAGTCGTTGAAGCCTTCCCACAAAAATTCAGACCTATCGTTCTTTCGACCTTCAATACGAAAAGCTAAGCCCCCGGGTAGTGGGGCCATGTTACCTTTCACGATTGCCATAACGCGAGTCTCCGTATCATTGGGATCAACGCCCACAGCCATGACAACGCGAGCGGAGCCGGCAAAAGCGACGGAACCTTGGCCCCTATACATTGCCGAGCCTGTTCCCTTGGTCAAATGTCGAAGGACACACACCGCACAATCGAAGTCCGAGGCTATCTGCTTAAAAACGTTCATGGCCTGTGTAGCTTCCGAGGATTTGTGAGTATCAGCCCGACCGATATAAGTGTTGAGCGTATCGAAGATAACCACCACGGGCTTGATTTGGTCTAAGTACTCGTAGATCTCTTCGAGAGCATCCGGATCTTCAATGCTGAAAGCTTGCTCGACGGGGTAGTAGTTGTCCAAGTCGGTAAAGCCATTATACTTCAATCGGACTTTGGTCACGGATGCGGCGTTGTTCTCGATATCGAAGTAGACTACCGGGCCTTGAGCAATCCCCTTGCCCTTCTTAACACAAGGAAGTGACTTTCCCTTGGCTATGGAGGCTGAAACGATCATCGCCAGATAAGACTTACCCAAACCTGGATCGCCCTCAAGGATTGACAGGGTTTTTTTGGCCAAATAAGGATACCAAAGCCAATCAATCTTCTCTTCTTTGATTTCGCTAAGGGGCTTAAAAGTGAAAAGTCCTCGGTGCTCGTCCCTCGAGAGCTCGTCGTCGGGTTTTCGGTGAAGCTTTTCTGCCCCTTTGGGCTTTTCTCTGAACTGGTTATCAACAACTTTGGCGAGCTCTCGCTTCAGCTGTTCTTCTTCACTTCGCCATCCCGAGAATTTATTCCAGGCGGACCCCTTCAAAACGGCAAAGGCTTCTTCGATGGACATTCCCGCTTCGATGCAGGCATTCTCGAGTTTCCAAAGCATCTCGCTTCGGTCCACCTTGCCCGTAGTTTTCTTGCTGAGCAATTCTCGGCGAACCCACCTGGGTAGTTTTCCCTGGTATTCTTCAAAAACCTGAGCAGCTGATACTTTTCCTTCAAGCGTCTCTTCAGCTGGCGGCAAATGACTTTCGATCCGCTTAAGGCTGTGAACCGGCCCGTCATTCCACAAAGTCCTGACGCGGGGCTGTGACTCATATTTGTAGTTGATAGTCCCGGGGATTCTGATGACTTGGGTTAAGTCCCATCCGCCCTTGTCAGCACCGAGCATATATGTAAGGCGTCGATTGAGCTCCTCATTCATCGGCTGGCTCAATTCCCACAGGCCGTAAAACCTGCCGGGAGAAGACTGTATAGCGATGGTGGGCTTGGGCTTCATTCCTATCGGGGTAACGAAGTCAAGGTCCGCCCAAAGCAGGTTGGGAATAACGGCTTCGGTTTTCTGTCGAACCCGGCGATTAAAACCGTGGGGACAAAAGTAAAGGTCGTGGTCAGAGTGATCCTTGATGAATTGCTTGATGAGGGGAAATTCGTCTCGCGAGAAGAAATGCTCTTTCCACTTACCCGATCCCGACTTAGTGCAAAGGGCAAAGAATTTGCCGGGCTGACGAGCCCAGATTTCAATAATAAGCACTGGCTATACCCTTACTGAGTTTCTTGAGGACTGAGTTGCCAGTAGCAATTCTCGGGCTCGTAGTCTCGGTCATCCGACTTCAAAGCTAACTGAAAGCCGGGACCAGGCGGCGGTCCCACGTCTCGAACAAAACTGTCAAAGGAGTTAAGCCACGCCTCGCTTACCTTGCGGCCCTTTTCGCCGTGGTTCTTATACTCGCGAAACCGGGGGAGATAACAACTCTTGAGTATGCGATAATATAAAGGATATAAAGGGTGATCTCGGTCACGGGTTGGGTCTTGTCGATTCCAAGGGAGTGTTGACCTTTTACGAGCAGGAGCAAGCTTAGCCACCTCATCCTTATGAAGGATCACAACGTTCTCGCTGAGCCTAATCACCGGCACCACGCCTCTGTGGATTCTCTGATGCAAGGCCATATAAGGTATGCCGGCTTTCTTCGCCGCGGCCTTCACCGAGTAGTAGTCATCAAGCTTCATATCGCCTCGCAATGCGGTGGTTGACTTGCAACCGAGCTCTCATTATATTTGCCGTTGTCAAAAAAATCAACTATCTTCAACCGGAGGGTATTTATGATCGTTATTGAAGGCATGGATAACAGCGGTAAGAGCACCCTGGGTCAAGCGATGGCTGATTATCTCGAACTGGTTGTTCAGGAAAGTGAAGGGCCCCCTCAGTCTGCCAAAGAAATTAACGAGCGGGTTGATCGATATGAAACCATGACCGGCCGATTGTTTGTTCGGCATCCTTGTGTTTCCAACGCCTTGTATGGCCAGGTTCGCAACGAGGGAGACCCGATCACCTACGGCCGTAGAGTCCTGTTTTACGACCAGAAGCCCCTATTCATCTACTGTGATGCCGGCCAGCGAGGCTTGGGCGCTCATGTGAAAAAAGCTCACGATTCCGAGAAGCACCTGGTTGACCTCGAGAACAACTACAACAAGCTTCTCTATCTTTATCGCCAATGGGCTGCGGAACACGCCCACTTTGTCTACCGTATTGGCGATGACATGGACCAGTTAATAGCAACGGTCTACTTTTACCTTCAATATCAAGAAATTTGAGGAGAATGCGATGTTTACTCACCGGCATGCGGATGGTGGCCTCTACGCTTTAGTGGGTTCACAGCAAATGAAGGATCCCAACACGGGAGATTGGCAAGAGGGAGTTTGCTACAAGGGAGAGAATGGCCAACTTTACTGGACGGATAACCGTCGATGGCATGAGCGATTCGCTGAGGTGTCGACCAGCCTCGACATCGAGAGCTCTCACTACCTTCGTGACCCGGATAACCCCGATGACCTTATCGCCCAGTATACTTTTCGGCTTCGAGAGGTCGAAGAGGTTCGCCATCTGCTGATCCGCGCTAGTGAGGTGGCGAATAAGGGGAAGTTTTTCGGTATTGCTACGGTGCTGAGGACCCAAGCAGAAATGATTAGCGCACAGCTTCATATCAGGGACATCGACTTCCCCGACCTGATGGGGGATGTAAACGCTTTCCACGTGAAGTTTGACCACGTTACCGCCGGCTACGGTATCACCAAGGTTTTGCCACAAGACCTTCATGACTTTCGGACAAAGTTTCACGATGAAGAGTCTGACGAGTACAAGGATGAGTATCCAAAGCTTTTGGATGCCATTGCTCGGAAGGATCACCGAGAGATCTTAAATTCTCTCGAGCTTCAGCTGGACTCTCTCGTCGATCTTGTTTGGGTGGCACTCGGTACGGCCGACCTTCAATTTGGCAGGAAGAAGTTTCACGAGGCCTGGAAACGGGTGTTTGAAGCAAACATGGCCAAGGTGAAGAAAAGCGAGGCTGATGAAAACGCGACCGACAGCGGCCGAGAGCCGAAGTATGACATCGTTAAGCCTCAGGGATGGAAACCGCCCACCCATCGAGACTTGGTCGAGGATTACCAGCTCGAAAGTCAGGCTGACGACCTCGGCTCAGTGAAGGGATAAATCCATGAAAAAGGAATGGGTAGAGGCTGTCCTCAAGATGAGTCTGCGCAAGGCTGACTTCTATTCGGGATGCCGAAAGATTATTCAAGGAAAGTCTTTACTCTTCCTGGACTTGTGGGATGATAAAGACCCCCTAGTTCTCGCAGACGCGGGATACACCAACAACAAGATGGCCCACTTAACCCGAGGATACGTTCACGAAGAGTCAATCGAAGCAGCTCTCATGCTGTGGAAGCTTCGTCGAGAGAAAACAACCTACGGCTCTGTGGGCTTTACTTGCTACAACCACTTTCTCAAAAACGATGCGGTGAAGAAGTCGAAGAGAGCTTCGGTCATGGGTCCTTGCATCCAAGCGGTGACGGTCACGCAAGTCAAGGGTGGCAAAGCGGGAGAATACTTTATCGATTGTTTCTATCGAACCACGGAGTTGTTGAAGAAGTTTCCCGCCGATCTGGTTTTTATTCGTGACGTTTTGCTTAAAGACTTCGACTTCACGGGTATGAAGTTTGCAGGGATGCGGTGCCACTTCGCCAACATCACCGTTCACCCGCAGTACTTCGTGACGCTCATTCCCCACCTTGATGATCCTATCGCCGAGCTTGAAAGGATCAAGAAAAAAGATCCCTATTTCTACAACTGGATTATCAAGTGGACTGCTCGGTATATTTGCGAAGAGCATTACCGAGGAATTGCCAAGTTTGCACAGGCTTTGAGGGTGAAGGTTGATGCCGACAACAGAATAAAAGGTAAGCTTCGAAGAAAACTTGCGGAGTATCTTCGCGAGAATCACCCTGGTCACACCCGTGACTATGTTAGCAAAGATGGAGACGATGAATGATCTACGCACCCTATCACGATAACTTCGAAGAGACTACCACGTGGGTTCAAGCCGCTTTGAAGACAGAAAGCCAGCTGGTTCACAGCGCTCGGTGGCAAGGAATCGACATCGCTTCAAAGCCTGAGATGGCTACCCACGAATTAAAGCACGTTTGCTTTCGAGTTGCTATGGCACAGGGGCTTTCTCCCGATGAGCCGAATGGTACTGGGGCAGTTCAGTTGGAAGCCTTGAAGAAGCAAATCAAGCCCAACTTGCCTTGGGCAGATGATCACTTCGAAGAACGAGTTTGTGGCTATCCTTTGAACCCCGGTACTCAGTGGGCTAAGTGGCCTTATGGTCATAGTGCCAAAACTTTTTTGGATGAGGGGGGCAAATTCAATCACAATTACATGGAGAGATATTGGCCAAAGATTGCGGGGATCATGTCATCACCATCAAAAACAGCTAAAAGCTTTAGCGATGATCTTGAAGAATTGAGACCCTGGAATCACTCGCCGCACAGGGGCATCAAGTATGAATACGGCGACCTCGGTGATGTGGTCAAGCTGCTGGCTGAGGATCCTTATACTCGACAAGCTTATTTGCCGGTGTGGTTTCCTGAAGACACAGGCGGTGGGTCAAAGCGAGCCCCTTGCACAATCGGCTATCACTTCATGATGAGGGAAGGTACTCTTGACATCACCTACCAAATCAGGAGCTGTGACTTTGTTCGCCACTTCAGGGATGATATCTACCTTACAGTCCGCTTGGCTATGTGGGTTATCGATGAGGTGAGAAAGCTAAACCCTTTGTGGGAAACTGTCAGGCCTGGAGAGTTGATCATGAGTATTCAGTCGTTGCATCTTTTCAGGAATGACTTTAACATGATGTTCAAGAAATAGGAAACAGCCGTGGCAAGGATAAGCAGACAGGTTATGTTTATGGAGATGGCGAGGGTAGCTTCTCGTCGATCCACTTGCTTTCGATTGAACGTGGGGGCTATCGTAACCCGAGGAAACAACATCGTGGCGGTGGGCTACAACGGCCATGAGCCGGGTGCTCCTCATTGTTCAGGAAACGACTGCCCTGGGGTGATGCCCGGTCTTTGCGGAACAAGACACGCGGAGGTTAATGCATTGGAGAAAGCCAAGGTTCTGATGCTCGGCAAATCACGCAAGCCCGTTGATCTTTACTGCACCGACAGTCTTTGCAACTCCTGTGTGGGGTATATTATCCAGCAGTACGTGGAAAAAGATACCGGCATTATCGTAGGAAGGATTTTTTACGAAACTCCCTACAGGGATGTCGGCCCTTTGAGAAAAGTTGAAGGGCTTATCGAGGTTTACCGAATTACTTCCGCTGGATACATCATGAACCATTTTAGCCGTAAAGTTATCGAACTCCCATGAGCGATAAAGTCTTAATCGTCGGCGAGCATCCTCGCATCAATCCCCGAGCAAAGGCTATCTTGGTCGAGGCACTCGAGGCTTCGGGGTTCAAAGAAAAAGATCTTCGCTGGATCGATGTCCTGGAGGAATCGCCCCCAGAAGGCAAAAACATAACGAAGACGATGATTAAGAATGCTAAGCCGGCTTTTCTCCAACGGCTAGAAAAAAGCAAAGCGGGATACGTCCTCTTAATGGGCAACACCGCCTGTGCAGCTACCCTAGGCCTCGTCGGTATTCGTTCGCTGCGAGGAAAGCCCCTTGAAAAACTGGGAAGGGTCGTGCTACCGATCCTGCACCCTAATCAAGCCCTACACGATGATAAGTGGATCGACATCATAGAGTCCGACATCGACCGGCTTCGTGAGTGCGTCAAGTTTGGGGGTATCCCCGAAGAAAAAAACCTCGACTATCACGTTGTAGATAGCTGGGATAAAGTCAAGCTGATGCTTAAAGATCTTCACGGCAAGGTAGCCGTTGATCTTGAAACCACTCGACTATACCCTTTCTTCACCGAACTCGACGACCTCGTTAAATCACGCCGAGCTTCCACAGAGGCGTTGAAAGATCACCGCGCTACCCATAACGGCAATTTGCCTGAGGTTGTGGCTATGCAGTTCGGCTGCCGAAAACGACAATGGGTAGTTCCGATGGAGGAGCCCAGTATATGGACTGAGGAAAAGCTGAAAATAATCGTCAAGTTGGTTACCAAAAAGCTGAAGAAGTGTTTCAGCATTTACCACAACGGCAAATTCGATGCTCTGTGGATGCGAGTTCGGTTTGGCGTCAAGTGGCGAGTCGATTTTGACACCATGCTTGCTCACTACCTGATAGATGAAAATGATTTCCATGGGTTGAAGTACCTTGCTCAGAAGTATATCGGTGCACCGGATTGGGATGTTGACGGCAAAGTAAAGACTTGTTGGTCTCCTACCAACGCCAAGTACGCAGCTCACGATGTTTACTATACCCGTTTACTTTTCTTTATTCTCAGGGATCTGTTGAAAGAAGACTTGGATGTCAAGCGAGTTTACGACCTTATTATGGTTCCTTGCATCCAGCTTTTCATCGAGGCCGAGTTTAACGGCGTTCATATTAACCTGGATAAGATGGATGATGCTGAGAACTACCTCAGAGAAGAATTATCATCCGCTCTTTCTAGTCTCGAGCCTTGGTCTAAAAAAGCGGAGATGGTTGACAAGAAAACGGGAAAGTTAAATTGGGGCAGCCCTGACCAGCTGGCTCACCTATTGTTCGAAGTGCTTAAAATTCCTTCCGTAGAGAAAACAAAGACGGGTAAAAACAGTGTTAGTGAAAGTGTCTTGCTCCGAATTGACCATCCCATGGTCGGCGACCTTCTCAAATTTCGTGCGGCCAAAAAACAGCTCTCTTCTTTTATCGAGGGATGGCGTCCTTACCTTGACCTTGAAGGGCGACTGCACCCCGTATTCAAGCTACATGGCACCGTCACTGGCCGTTTATCTTGCGAGCACCCCAATCTTCAACAAGTACCCAGAGATCCTCGAATCCGCACTCTCATCACAGCTCCAGACGGATGGGTCCTTATTGAAATGGATCTCTCGCAGATTGAATTGCGAATTGCCGCCGAACTGGCTGATGAGCATAACCTCTTGCGAGTTTTCAAAGAAGGAGGTGATCCTCACTGGCAAACTGCTGTTCGTGAGATTGAACGTGGTGCAGGATACCGAAAAGAGATAATCAAAACGGTTAAACTTCACCATGAAGCTCAGGATAAAAAGTATAAGAAGATGTCTTACAGCGAAGCGGTGGAATACATCCTCGGCATGGGTGGTGACGCAGCCGCAAGGCTTATGTCGATGTGGAAAGAGGTTCGTAAGAAAGCCAAAGCGATCAACTTCGGTTATCTCTACGGTATGTGGTGGAAGAAATTCAAGATCTATGCTCGCGACAACTACGGGGTTGAGGTGAACGACGATGAGGCGCAGGCATCGAGAGTTGCTTTCTTTGATCTATACCCGGGATTTCCGGCTTGGCACAAGAAACAGCAAAGGTTCGCCCAGATGAATGGCTACGTCCGGTCATTGTCAGGTCGAAAGCGTCGGCTCCCAGCTGCCTCAGCAGGACGAGACTCTCCTGAGAGGCGCGAAGCACAACGTCAAGCGATCAACTCCCCGGTTCAGTCCTTCGCCAATGAGCTCAACCTCATGGCAGCCTTGCAAATGTCCGAGGAGTTTAGCGAAACCTGGTTCCGCATCTGTGGCACTGTTCACGACGCCATCTTGATGTGGGTTAGGGAAGACAAAGTTGAGCACGTTTATAATCGAGGGCTTGAGATTATGTCACATCCCGAGCTTCTTGATGATTTTGAAATCGAGATGAGTGTTCCCATCGAAGCAGAAGCGAAAATTGGCCCTTGGGCCGCAGGTAAAGGATTAGATGAATGGCTAAGTCAAAGCTCACCAAAAAGCCCGAAGAGGAAAACGGAAAGAAAAACAAAGTACAAAGAGAAACCTCAGCTAGAGCTAGCGCTTTAAGTTTAGCGCCGGCTCATGACCACAGCAGAGTCTTAACTACCGATGGCCAGATCAATGCAAGTCAGTCTAAGGTAAGAGTCTACAGCCAATGCCGACGGATGTATCATTACAAGTTTGTTCTAATGCTTCGAAAAAAGAAGATCAAGCGTCCTTTCATGTTTGGTACCATCGTCCACAACGTCATCGAGGCTGAGCTCGAGGGACTCAATTGGCATGAGGTGTTGGATAAGGTTGAGCTCGATAACAAGAAATTGTTTCGTCGCGAAATTGAGATGTATGGAAATATCATCGAAGATATTCGCCACATCATGACGGACTATTTCAAGTTTTGGGATGGTACCTTTCGCCCGATCAAACACGACGGGCGAAGAAGTGAGTTTGAGTTTCGCATTGAACTGGAAGACGGCCTCTGGTTCACCGGCAAGATCGATACGGTGGGTAAAGCCAAATCAATGAGATGGCTAGTCGAGCATAAAACCTTTAACCGTATGCCTAGCGAAGATGATCGCTGGCGTTCGGTTCAAGGAGCTGTTTATTTCAAGGCTCTTGAGCGGATGGGTATCACTGACATAGATGGAATCTTGTGGGATTATATCAGCAGCAAGCCCCTTAACGCACCCGGTGAGCTAACCTCCACAGGTCGTATTTCCCAAGCAAGGATTGACTCTACCCCGAGCCGAGTAAAGAGTTGGATTAAAGAAAACGGGCTGAAGAAATCGGAAAACATGAAGCTTATCACTGACGCCCAAAATAACCTTAAAAATAGGTTTATTCGTATCTACAGTCCGATCAAACGAAACGTAGTGGAAAGAGTCTGGGAAGAGTTTGTAGATACCGCCAAAGAAATGAGAGATAACCACGGCAAAAAAACTAACCAAAATATCGGTCGTCACTGCACCTGGTGTGACTACAGCGAAATATGTAAGGCTGAAGCCACGGGCGCTGACGTTGACTGGGTTATCGAGCGAAACTTCATTAAGGAGCTTACCAAAAGCCAGACTGAGCAAAAGGATCGAAACGAGGATGATTAAATTCTCTTCGGGGTAGGTAACGCTATTGTAGACCGGTACCACTCGTGATATAACCGCATTTCAATAGCAGGAATAATGAACATGGCAACTACTGTTCGTAAGGGTGAGGGACCCCATGCGCCGGGTTCAAAGCCCGTTGCCGAGGTCAAGTATCACGGGAGTACCGCGTTGTATGGCCGAAGCGCCACAGGAAAGACTACCCTCGCCGCTACCTACCCCAAGCCGATCCTTTATCTTAATATCTTGGATAATGGGACCGACTCCATCGCTGATGTGGAAGACATTGATGTGGTCAACATCAATAACTCGGAGGAGCTTAAGGAACTGGTTCTTTGGCTTCACAAGCAAAGCAACAAAGGCAAGCTGAGGTATAAGACTGTTGTGCTCGATACTCTTACCCAGCTTCAAAAGATTTTGACTAATGAGATGGGCGAAAAAGTCAAGGAGCGACTTGCTTCGAAAAAGAAACGTGCCGGTGACTTCGGCAGCTTGCAGCTTCAGGAATGGGGAATAATTGCGGGTGACTTGAAGTCCCTCATCTTAGATTTTAGAAACCTGCCTGTCGAGTCCGTGTTCATCGCTCAGGAGAAAATGCTCAACGGTGACGATGACCATGACGACGGCGCCGATCAGATTGCACCTGAGGTCAGCACCCGGTTGATGAAGTCTGTGGATAGCGACTTGTGCGCTTCAGTCTCCGTTATCGGCAATACCTTTATTCGCGTGAAAGTCACGAAGGAAAAGGTTGACAAGAAGATTGTTCGCAGGGTTGAAAAGCTTTACTGTTTGCGGTTGGGGCCCAACGCGGTCTACACCACAAAAATCCGGAAGCCCCAAGGGGTCGAGGCACCGGACTTCATCGTAGACCCCACTTATCGAAAGATCCGAAAGATCATGAAGGGAATCGAATAATGGCACGAGCTCGAAAGAAACCAACCTCATCAGTGAAGATCAACTTCAAGGGAGTCGAAAGTCGTCAAACTCCCCCTGAGGGTGACTATCCGCTGACCGTTCTTGAGGCGACGATGGGAAAATCCGGCAGCGGCAATGATCAGATCGAGTTCGTTCTCGAGATCAGCCGCGGCGAATACAAGGGCAGCAAGCAGTGGTTTTATTGCTCGCTTGGCGAAAGCAGCTTGTGGAAGCTTCACGCTTTCCTCACGGCGCTGGGCGAAGAGGTTCCCGAGGAGGAGATGGATGTTGACCTGTCCGACCTGATTGGTCGCGAGATTGTCGGTGTCTTGATCCACGAAACCTACAAGGGTAAGAAACGCGCCAAGATGTCTGACTTTGACACCATTGACAACTATTCGGGCGACAATGATGACGATGAAGACGAAAAGCCGAAGGCCAAGAAGGGCAAGAAGGAGGCCGAGCCCGAAGACGATGAAGACGATGAAGACGAAAAGCCGAAGGCCAAGAAGGGCAAAGCAAAGCCGGCGAAGAAAAAAGCCAAAAAGCTGGTTGCCAAGTCGGATGTCGAAGAGATGGACGAGGATGAGCTCCAGGAATTGCTTGAAGAGCATGAACTGGAAGACGAGGTCGACTTGGATGATCACAAAAAGCTTTCCAAGAAGATCAAGGCTGTTCTCGAGGCACTCGAGGAAGCCGACCTCCTGGACGATGATGACGACTAATCACCATCGGCACTGAGTGAAGCGAGGCGGCATCCTAACGGGTGTCGCCTTTGCTATGGAGAACGCCATGAGCATTATCTGGACTGTGGGACGAATCGAACTGAAAGGCTGGTATCGCACCAAGTTCGTTTATTGGAGGGATCATCTCAGTGACCAAGAAAGCTGAAAGCCGTCTGCAGCAAAGAATAAAGAAGGCGTTGATCAAAGAGTGTGGCGGTAAATGGTGGAAGGTTCACGGTTCTGCTTTTCAAGAGTCAGGTCAACCCGACCTAGATGGAGTTGTTGATGGTATCTCTTTCAAATTCGAAGTCAAAATCCCCTTTACCGGCAAGCCTTCACAACTTCAACTTGAGACTCTCGCTGAATGGCGGGAGGTTGGATCCATCGCGTGTATCGTGGAAACACCACAGCAAGCGGTTTCCTTGGTTAAAGCAGCTCAGGCCTCATCAAAAGAGAGGGGTAGAGGCGATAAACTCTACAGATGGATTTGCCGCGCTCTTCGCTCAGCGAACGGGGAAGACATGGGTTACGGGCGCCGCACTCGCGGTAAACCAAGACCGGTCCTACGACGTACTCCTGGTTGGGCCAAAAACCAATTTGAAAAGCACCTGGGTAAAGTTCTTCCAAGAGAAGCTGCCCCATTATACGGTATGCCTTAGTCTTGCCGAATATGACGACCTGAAAAAGGCCTGGAAAAAGCAATGGGGTGATACGCCCCTTTGGGTAATCTTGCTGTTAAACCCGGAACAGGTTACTCCCATCCGAACTAAACTGAAGAGAAGGCGTTGGGACTGGTTTATCTGGGACGAGGCTCAGCGATTGAAAAACAGGACTTCTCGATCATCCAAAGATGCGGCGTTCATCGGGTCCGCGGCGAAGAATCGGCTCGCTTTAACAGGAACACCCATGGACCTTGATCCCAAGGATCTGTGGGCGTTGATAAGATTTATACAGCCTACCGTGTTCGGTTCTTCTTGGAAAGATTTTGAGGATTATTTCCTTCAAAAGCCTACTATCGACCTGACAAAAAAGATGGGGATGATTCAAAGACAAAGGATGATGCTGGCTTACCAGGTTGCCAAAAGAAAATCACCGATGAGAGATGACCGGCTTGATGAGTACGCGGATGCTATAGCTCC